TGCAGTGATTACATTAATTGTCGCATTCGAGACGGCAACACCAGCATTGCCGAACGCCCTATTAAGCAACTGAGCTTGAGCAAGGTTATAATCGGCCTTTAATTCATTGTTTATTGAAACTGTATTGGTTAAAAATTGAACCAAATCCTTCTGGCTCATACCCTTGTCGGTTATGTCGCCCGCTTGCAGATACAGGGCGTTTCCCATAACAATAAGCAAGGTACAAACCAAAACCGTCAAAAATCGCTTCATTGTTACCTCCTGTCGGAGCTTTACGCCCCGCCCTGTTTATTACATATCCGTTGTAAGAGCGACATACTCTACAACAATCCAAAAACACGCGGCATCGAGATCGTGATCTGGAACTATACAGATTGATCCCGCAGCAGCTTTAAAAACGTGAGTTGAGGATTCGCCAACCGCATTATCAGAATTCACGTTGGCATTAGATACAAGGGTGTTTGAAGATGAAGTGTCGTCTACAATGTCGATTGTTCCGGTAGCCCCTTCTACAGTTTCGGTGATAACATACACCTTCTGAAGCAGGGTATTTGCCGGATACTTGAAAATCTCATACACAGTCGAGGCTACAAGATTAAAAGTTGCCGCACTGAAGTACCTTGTTAGTGTAACCCTCTGGTCACGTTCACGTCTTGTTACTCCGTAATTTCCTCCACCATACGCAGAGGTAGTGTAATCAGCCATGATTTACCTCCTTATGTCCCAGAGACATTGGTTCGTGCTAATGCAACCATCACGGAACCGTAGTCTAAGGAATTGAAATTGGGTTTACCGGCTATGCCAGTCATTCTCCACGCATAGTAAAGCTCTTCCTCGTAGTCTTCGGTGTCTTCGACCAACGAGGGTCTTTCACCCCATGCCCAACAAAGTGCCTGGGCACCTAACACATGACACTTGGCGTACGGAATAGCGCCCGTACCTGCATCAGTTCCGGTTGTGATGTTCTCATACTCGTGAATGACATTGTTATCCCAAATATAAGAAGCTCCCCTGAATATCGGGTTGTCATTACCTCTTGCCTGTGCCTCTCGCCATGCCTGGAATACCGTTGAGTCCTGCTTCCAGTCATAAAGAACGTCAGGATGAACAACCCATACAAGGTAGGGTTTTCCATCGACATAGATCGGTCTTATCGGAACTCTTGCCCGACCACCACCAGTCTTACACCACGCACCGATAAACGACACCATCGCTGGAGTCAGTTTACCATCCGCAGCCGTAAGAGCGGCTTTAGCGGTTGCCCACGTATCTGTCCCCTGTACGCCAGAAGACGTTTTGTAGAAAATCTTTGAATAGGTACTAACATCCAAAGCATTGATTGAAAGAACGTCAAGTTTCTCAATACCCCAATTAAGCAGTGCGGCACGACCTTCAGGGGCCATTGCAAACGCCGCCCTGTGCCAGTCAATCGGAGTACCCGCTGATACAGCCTGTCTGTACCTTTCAAGTTCCAGACTGAAGTTGTACCAGGTTAATGCAACTTCCTTACCTTTAAGGGTCTGCCCGGAAGTTACCCCTGGATGTGTCGTGGGGCTTATCCTTGGAATTAACCCGAAGGTAATTTTGTCGCCTTCTCGTGTTTTGGTTTTACCCTTCGACTCAAGTTTCGTTACAACATGAAGTATGTCATTCGGAGTTGAATCAAAAGGCATCCCTTTGAGAAGATTCTGTACCGAATATCCGGCAAATCTCCCCATGAAAAACGATTCTACCATTGTGTCACGAAAGAGTTTTTCCTCCCATTGTTCCTTTCGCAGCGCATCGGTAGTCGCTATCGTTGTGTTAGCCATAATAGTCTCCTATTGTTACTGAAGTGCCGCGTTCAGTTCCTCATTGGTCATCTGCGTAACAAGTTTGTCACCATAAGGGGTTTCCATTGCCGCACCAGCAGTTTTGCCGGTTAACGGTTTTTGCTTTGAGGCTTTTTCAATCTTATTAGCAAGCTCTTCAGGTTTAGTCTTTAGTCTTTCGTTTTCCGTTTTGAGTTGCTCAAGTTCACTCTTTACAGTCTTCAACTGAATTGCAAGAGCAGCTCTCTTATTTAAAAGAAAGAGGGAAGTGTGATCAAGAACATAGGGATTAACCTTAAAACCTTCAATAGACGCTTCTGGAACCCCGTCTTCTTTGAGCATTGCCGCCATATCGCCAATGGTGTTCTCAAAGTCGGGAACGTGCCCCAGGATAGCAGTTCTGTTGGCTGTCTCTTGCTGCATCAATGTTGATTCACGCGCAAGATTATCGGTTTCAACTTTCTTTTTATTGTAGTCATCTAACGCTTTCTGCCCCTCAACGGGATCGTCAATGAATACGTCCCTTATCCTTTCAAGTTCTGCTCTTTCCTCTTCGGGACTCTTCTTTCGTAAAAGTCCAACTTCTGTGCCGAATCGAGCAATCAGTTTGTCCTGATTATCTGCCCGGCGCTTTAGAGTTTCACGTTCAGCTACAACGGCATCGAGGTCTTCCTGAGTGATTACCTTCGGTGTTTCTTCTTCAACTTCCTCGGTAACCTCCTCAACGATTTGTTCTTCTGCCGGTTTGTCTTCTTGTATTTCTTCACCAGGTATCTCGTTTAGAGATTGGTCAAGTTCTTCCGTCGACAATGCTGTTGTTTCGCTAAAACCTTCTTCCATTTTAATCCTCCGAGGCTCAATCGTGTCCTCTCTTTATTTCAACAGGCGCTTGATGTCCTGATGATTACATCATTCCCTGTTCGCCCTTGCCTTGCTGTGCGATTAGGGATTTCTGAATTTCGGTATCATATTTCATTTTGTCACGCTTCATGTCCATCTGTGTCTGCTTCTCTATTTCAGCCAATATCTTTTCCTTGTTCGGTATTGGTGCAAACTGGAATAACGCTGTGGGTGGTATCGGTACACCCCTTCCGGCAATTTCTAACAAGAACATGAAGTTACTTAACATAGCAGACGGGGAGGCGGGGCTTTCGGTAGTTATCACGTCATATTTAGTCAGGTCTTGGTTCTGTAAAAGTTCCTCTATTGCCTGTTCTGTAATTAACCTTTCCTGCTGTTTCTCCTGTTGTCTCTGCCCCTGCTGTTGTCCCTGATTCCGTCCCTGAACCATTGGTTCTGCTTCTGCCTCTGCCTGCATTTTCTGTCGTGCTTGGGGAGTGTCAATGGTTGCCCCCCCTATCGTTACGGGTTCTCGCATATTCTGATTGAGAACTATGCGCTTCAATCTCTCAGGTGTGTATAGCTTCTGAATCAGCGCAACTATAATCTTACCGAGTTTCTGTTTTGCAAACGAAAGGTTGTCAAATAAAAAGTCGTTACCCAATAACTGCTGTACTATCTTCTGTCTGATGGCTATTCCTGATTGCTGATCGCCCCCCATACCCATCATCTCAAGGTTGACGTTCATTATTTCACGCATATCCCGACTCAATAATTCTATTGCACCAACTATTTCATTTGGGAATTTAACACCTTCAACTTTCTCTGGGGGTCTCTTAGAGTCTCGAAGTTTTTGTGTGAACCCTGGTGCAGATGCGTTTTTCTTAAAGTTGGCTTCCTCTTGACGGTTGGGGAATGTCTCATCGTCATAAAACCAACCGTAAGCTGACATCTTGTTTAAAATATCCACAAACTGCGAATATGCCTTGTTTATAAGTTTCTGAATGTCCTTAACAGCTTGAATCTTTCCCCAGAATTTGTTTTTGCGTTTCTTCGCATAGAGGGGAATAATGTGAAAATCGTTATATGCAAGTTCGGGATAGTAATCTTCAAGAAGCACCTGCGAAATAACCTTGGTTACACGCATATCAAAATCGGTTCTTGGTATTGATCTGAATCCTGCCATCCCAGTAACCATACTGATGTCTCTTTCCGCCCACCCATCTGCGTTAAAAACGAAACCGTCATTTGCATTTATAAGTAGATTGGCAGTTCTGTAAATCTTGCGCCAACATTCTAACTGCTTGTATTGTTTATTGGTTTTATCAACAAGACTGCCACCTGCGCTTATTTCACTTTTACCATGTGAAGTATCCCAATCCTCTGATTTTGTCCTGGTGGCATGTTCTATACTCATGACCTCTGGTTTGAGGTGCTTGGTCTTTTCGGGGTACATCTCCTTCAATTTAATTAAGGGAAACCATTTTGTCTTAATAACGTAATCGCAATCGCTTAAATCTTCTTTCTCGTGAGGACCGAAATGACATTCATCCCACGGAAATTTCTCAATAACTATCTGTCCGTTAATATCTGCCGGTGGATCGTAATCATCATAGATATTAAATAATCCCCTCCCAACTATGCCAGCATCTTCAAAAACCTTTGTTTCTTCACGCGGGAAATAGCATTGCTCAGTAAT